TTTAGAATGATTATAATAAGGTTTTCTACATAGTCCTCTCATTGCATAATCAACTATAGGATTAACTTGAACAATAAATTTATCTATATTAATAATTAATCATTTCCTTTCAATTGTAATTTTTTTGCAAGGTGCATCTACAATCTTATCATTTGCTTGTAATACTTTATGATTGCAATTTGCACAATCTTCACCTGATAATTTTATATTTATTGATTTAATATCTTTGCCTCTTCCTGTAGGAACAAATTGAAGTAAATGAACTTTATGTGCATTTTTTGGTATATATACATCTTCCCCAGGCATTAAACAAACATTTGCTTCTACTTGTATTTCTTTTATTACAGAAGTATTATATTTAATTTGGTTTATTGCATTAGTATATACCCAAACATCAGGAGTTAATTGTTTACATAATTGCAATATCTCATAAAATTTAGGATGTGATAATGGTTCTCCACCTGATATATTAATTCTATCTGTTGCTAATATTTTATTAGATTTTAAGAATTGTTTGATTATTTCCATATGAAGATGTAATCCATTTTCTGTTGTATTAGTAGAACAATAATTACAATTATGTGGACAATATTGAGTTATTTCAATTGTGTATTCTGCCATATTATTACTCCTTATTATCTAATACTAATATTTCTCTATTCCAACACTCTTTACATTTATCTAAACTATTTCCATCATTATATTTACAATCATTCTTATCATTTTTAAGTTTAACATATGGTTTTTCATACTGAGTATTTTTTAAACATTCAAAAAATGATGGACAATAATTAGTATATATAAAAACTTCTAATACAATATTATATCGTTCTGCAAAATATTTTATATTTTTAATTTCTTTCGCGTTTTGTATGATGTAATTAATTAGTTTCATATTTGATATTATTCTCCTTTAATTCTCATAAAAATAACTTTTTCTACCAAAATAATCACAATCATAACAATTCATTAACTCAACATCATTCCAAGATTTAATTACGTCTTTATGCAATGGGAATACTCTGATTAATTCTAATTGATAGTATTCACGTTCCCATTCTTGTAGGTAATATGATTCATTGTTGTTCATATATTATAATTTATTCTCCTTATTATTCAATTTCCTATTTCTTCTCTCACATTCTAACTTTGCATCTTCCTTAGTAAAATGTAAATACAATTCTGATTCTGCATATGCAGAATCTATTCTATCATAATATCTCAAATTTCCATATGTTTTACATCTATCAATTTTAATAATTTTTACTAAATTATCTGATACAATCCATTTTTCTTCAAAGTATGTACCATCACCATTGCATTTGTCACAATCATCGTTAACTTTTCCATTTGAATGACAATCTTCACATACAACTTTAAAATCACCTAATTGAATTTCGTACATTAGAATAGGTAATGTGATTGGTCGTATTTGTTGTTGTTCGTTTTGTGTTGTTTCTTGTTTAGATTCTACTTGATTGATTGTATCATATTTGGGTAATGATAATATTTCATTCAATATATTAAACATATAAGAATCATAAACATTCCTGCCTAAATTTAAATCTCTTAGTACAAATCCATGATTAGGATTAAATTTCCCATCTATGATAACAACTTTAACTTTCTCGTTTCCTTTCTTAGTTTTATAAATAGTTCCTGATAGATTTCCTGACTCATCATATATAAAATGTGTTGCTTTTGGTGTCATGATTTTATTTCTCCTTTATTATTTATTATATTTTTCTTCTAAATACTTATATGTTTCTTCAAAATATAAAGTATCAATAATTCTATTTACTTTATGAATCCAATTATTTTCTGGATGTTCGCAGTTTAAATTATATTTGATATAATTCTTTAAATAATTTTTAATATTATCTTTTTCCATAATTTCTCCTTTCTAAAAAAATTCAATAAAACCGATAATTGGTAACAATATTTTATGGTAATTATTATATTTCTTATTTATATAGTCTATAAACCCTTAATTTATAAGTGTTTATAAGCATCAATATAGGTAAAATCAGAAATATTGGAAATTTGGTAATTTTACCTATATTGTGACCAAATGTTCGTTTGGTGTTGTTTTTATTTTTATGTATTTTTATGTATTTTTATTGATTAACTGATTTATTCTTTCATTTGCTATATTAAAATATTTTTCTTCTTTTTCTATACCTATATAATTACGATTTGTGTTTAAACAAGCAATTGCTGTTGTACCTGAACCTATGCAATTATCTAAAACTATATCATTTTCGTTAGTGTATGTTTTGATTAAATATTCAAATAATTTTAATGGTTTTTGTGTAGGATGGACTTTATCTTTTTGCATAGCATTACTAATTTGTATTACGGATGCAGGATAATACTCATTATTAAAAGAAGTAATATTTTCAAATTTACCATAACACATATCTCCATTCCCTTGTTTTTTATTATAACTTCCTTTATTGCGAGGTTTGCCTCTGACTTCCATTATGGGATTGTATATTGTTTGTTTTTTATAAAAACATAATATTTGTTCATGTCTTCTTAATGGTTGTCTTTTTGCATTTAAGAAACCTGTAGTGGAAATTTTATCCCATACTAAATCATAATATTTAAATTGTTTTAATTTTGAATTTATTAATATATTAGTAAATGGTTCTGTGCAAGTAAGACAAATCATTCCATTATCATTTATAACTCTATTATATTGTTCCCATAATTTATCTAACGCAATTATACTATCCCATTTATTTTTTGTAGTGCCATATGGTAAATCACATAAAATCATATTAATATTTTTATCACCAATATCCTTCATTATTTCTAAACAATCACCTAAATATATTTTATTTAATTCTATATTAATATCCTCCTAACATTTATATTTTACTTTTGTTAAAGATTTAAAAATCTGAATAAAACGTGGAATTGGTTATGATTTTTGGAAAATTAACACCCTATAAACCCTTATAAATCAAGGGTTTAGAAATTTGGGATATTTTGTAAATTTTGAAATATTGTTAGTTATAAAATAATTTAATTAGATATAATTGGATATAGTTTGTTATTGTTAGATATTTATTTTTAACTTCTCCATGCAATGCCTTGTTTTTGATAATTAATCATATTTTTAATTTGATTTGCAATTATTTCTATGCTTGCTTTCTCACCTTTAATATCTGTATACTTAATTTCATAATCATCTAACATTTTTCTTAGTTTAATATCATCTTGTTTTGCTTCTTCTGCCGTTTGGAATCTACCTACCTCATTAAAAGGTTTAACTCTTTCAAGTAAATAGTTAAAATTATTAAATTTATTGAATTCATCTATTACATGTTGATTAAATGTTTCGTCAAATGGTTTATTGTAAAATGCAGATAATATAATTGGTGAATCAGTAACTATTACATCTAATTTATTACAATCTACTAGACGTTTTATATTATATTTTTGTTTTCCGAATATGTAATCTTGATCTTTAAATATTGCTGTTCTTTCTTCAAAAAGTTGGTGTTTGACGTACTCCATAACGTATTCCACGTTTACACCTAACCATTTTAATTCTGAAAATACACCACTTGCAAGCGAACTTTTCCCACATCCACTTCCTGCGAAGAAATTTATTACAATTGTCAAATTAATTTATCTCCTTTTTATATTAATAATTTGTAATAATTACATGTGAATTTTTCTTTTCACTTTTTGCATTACATTTATAATCTTTGCTATATATTTCTTTAATAAATTCACTAAAAGTATCTATTATGTATTTATTTTCTTTAACAATTAACATACACTTGCATTTAGATTCTTTCATAAATTCATATATGTATTGATAAATATTTTCAAACTTTTGCGAAGGAGTATAAAGTGTATCACAATCTAAATATGGTGGATCAAAGAATATAAATGTGTCACTATTATTTTTATATTCATTTATTACTTCTTTGTAATCATTATTTAAAATAAGTGTATCTTTTAATACAGAAGTAAATTGATTACCTAAATTTTTATAATTGTCATTTTCGTAATAACCATATCCAACATTAAAATTACCTTTTGAATTTACTCTCCATGTTCCACTAAATGCAGTTTTATTTAAATAATAGAATATTGTTGCTTGTACGATATTATTTTTATATTCTTTATTGTTTAGTCTAATTATTATTTTCTTATATTCTTCTAAAGTATTAATATAAGACTGTAATTCAATTTTCAACTCATCATAATTATTTTTCAATACTAAATAGAAATTAATTAGATGTTCATTTATATCATTGATAATTGCTTCTTTAGGTTGAAGATGCCAAAACAAAGCACCTCCACCTACAAATGGTTCAATATATGTTTTAAATTCTGGTATATATTTTTCAAAATATTTAATCTCTCTACGTTTACCACCTATCCATTTAATAGGACTATTCAAATAAATATTTCCTCCTTTTAATATTATGACAAATCTTAAATTTTAAAACGATATTACCTTCATAACTTCATTATACATATCTGTATTGTTCCAAATGTTATCACCAAAAAAACTACCACATTTCTTTTGATTAAATAATCTTTTATAATCATACATAGTTTCTTTTACATTTGCCAATCCTTCCATTAATATAATTATGGGTAATAGTATAGTGCTTAATATAATTGCTTTTGAATTATAAAATCTATGTAACAATATACAATGATTATTATAATAATATTCATATTTGTCATGCCATTTAATTTTACGGTGTTCAAATAATTTATTATGTTGTTTCTTTGTTAAATAAAATTGTTTGTATCCTCGGTCTAATGGATTATTATAAATGTAGTTACTCAATATAATTACTCCTTTCTTCACTATCATCAATATTATCAACATTAATATTATTATATAATTTAACATTATTTTGTTGGATATTAATTGATAATGATGTCTTTAAATTTCTAAGTTTTCTTTTATAACTATTTACTATTTCATTAGATTTATTACCTATCTCTTCCTCTAAAATTTTAATTTGTGTTTCTAACTTATTGATTGTATTAGTTAAATCCATATAATTATTATTCCTTTCTATTCCTTCTCAAATTTTTCTTTATATTTATCACCATTGATTTTATTTTTGTAATAAACAACATAATCATTCCAATCATCTTCTAAAATATCTCTAATAGGTATTTCTCTTTCTTTAAAATATATGCATTCATAACAATCATCACAAATACTATCACCACATATTTGATTATATTTACCATGTGATCCAAATGGACACCAACAACTTTTAGATTCATCATTATATATTTTATTTACTGGGTGTTGACATATAGGGAATCTTTCTTTGTATGCAATTTTCTCTTGTGGTGAATAATATCCATACTTTTCACATTCTTCATGTGGTAATATACCTAATTCAAAATCAATCCAATCTTGCCCTTCCATATAACTTTTATCACCATGAGCAAATCTAGTAAAAAATAATTCTTGCCCTTGAATTGGTAAACTTTTAATAAATTCTAAAATTTCTTTTTCATATTTATAATATATTTCATACCAATCTTCTTTACTTTCAATTGTTTCTAATTTCCACCATTCTAAATTTGTGTATTGTCTCAAACATGAATCACACAAATATACTCTACTTGAAAAGTTATCAAAATAACTAGTATATCCTAATGATGGGATACATATTTTGTGTACTTGTTTATCTTGTAAACACTTAAAACAAGTATTTTCTGGATTTTGAATTGCTAGAGGTTTATTTTCATTTGTGATAGGAATGATTGATGTGTCGGTTTTTGTTTCTGTATTGGTAGTATTGTTAGCAATATTGGTATCCATATTAGACATAATTATATTCTCCTTTATTTTTATAATTTTATTTTATTGATTAATTAATTTATTATAAAATAGATTTAACACTTTCCCAAAAAGCATCACATAATTCATTCACAGTTTTTAATTTTAAATCTACATATGGTGCATTAAAATCATCTAACAATTCAATCATTTGACCAATGTTTAATAATGGGTAATTTTTGTACTTTCATAGGATAATTTCTTACATGGTTTGGTGAAACAATTTATAAATTCTGTTCCATTGACATTTAGATAATAAATATCTCCCATTTTGATGCCTTTATTAATCCACCAATTAAATAGTTTTACTTTTTGAGTAGTTGATAATTCTTTAAGTTGTTCTTTCGTAATAATTTGTTTCATTGAATTTATTATCCCTTTCATATTAGTTTTATTTTAGTTTTTTATTTTTATATTCTATGTTAAAATATCATTTTGGTGACACCTTATTAATGTGTTAGTTTCTTCCAAGCATTCTAATTCACTTATTAGTTTAGCAATTTTACAAGCAATAGTTTCTTTTTTATTAGGTATTTCTAATACACCATAACACTTATCTAAGAGTTTATATTTGCTGGTTAGATGACATACTTCTTGATATTTGTTTGATTTATAGTAAAACGGACATTTTTCTTTGATACATTTTATATTTATATTTGTTAAATTTTTTGATTCAATATTTGTTTCACTTTCTTTCATATTTAACTTGTCCCTTCTTGTATTGTTAATTATACTATTATATTTATTATTTGTCAATGATTCATTACCATTTTAATTAGTTAAGTTTGGCAGTTTGTTTTTATTTGTTGATTAATGTTAACTAATGTTGGTGTTTAATTTTGTTTTAATTTAGGGAAAAGTAGAGATTGTTAGTCTCTACTTTTTGTTTTTGAATATGTTTATTTATTTATTAGTGCTGTCTAAACATCCTATTCCTCTTTCGGATTCAAATGTTTTTAATGTTTCATAATCAATTTCTTCTATATTAATTTTAGGAACAGGTAATAATACTACTTGGCAAATTGCTTTAGAGTATGGATAAACTATTGCTAAATTTTGTAGTAATTTTAATACATCTTCATTTTTTTCTTTAGTTATTATAATAGGTTTATTATTGTGATTTGTAATAGATACGAACCATGTTCCTCTATATGAAGAATCTATAACTCCGCATCTTTGACCAATTCCTTTTGTTCCCGTTGAACTTCTTTCAAATAATTGAAAATAATAATCATCAGAACAAACACTAGCAATTCCAGTAGGGATCATTTTTGTCTCATTGGATTGAATTATTATATAATCTTCATCGAAACATGAATATACGTCCATCCCTGCATTTTCTTCTATTTTTGATGGAATAATTGCATTTTGATTTATTTTTGCAAAATGAATAGTAGTTTTCATATGTATATTTAATCTCCTTTTTAATTATTAATTTAAATTATAAAATACTCTTTCTTTCATCTCTTTTGCTCTTTCTTTTTTATATGAAGATGCTTTTACTAAATATCCTACTATTTTTATATAACTGTCTGTTACTCCCCCTTGACATATAGGACATATATTCCCATAAAATGAATGGTCGTTCTTACATACATTAATTTTTGAAATAAAACTAAAATATATAATACCTTCACTTGCAAGTTTATTCATTAATTTCCACGCTTGTTCTTCATCTTTAAATGGTTCTGTAAGATTTATATGTAACATAACTCCACCACCACAAGCCTTATCTAATAAAGAAGAAACTCTTACTCTTTCCATTTCATCACATTTTTGATTAAGTGGAATCCATTGATTGCCATAAATATAAGTATTAATACTATTTTGACCAAATATTAATTTATCTTTTTTACAAATTTTAATAGCACATGATTCTGAAGGAATTTGTTCAGTGTTAGCATTGTATCCATATAATTTTTTTGTAGTTTTATTTGCTTCATTTATAATTTCTAATATTTCTTTTGCAAATTGTAATCCTTTTTCGTTATAATAAACACCACTAGCATTTTCATTAATACCATCAAGTAATACAATTGTTTCAAATACTCCTGTAATACCTATTGTACTAAATTGACGATTTAAATTTAATAATTCAAATGTATATAAAGGTAATAATCCTTTGATAATATTTTTCTTTAATACTTCTCTTTGTACATATAAATATTTATGTGATATGTCAATTCTATCTTTTAAAATTTTCTTATATTTATTAAAATTACCTTTTGATTCAAGAGCGATCCTGACTAAATTAAGTGTATTAACTTTTGCACTACCAATAGATATTGATGAACCACCTATTGAATTAAAATGCCCTTTTAATTCTTCATCATCTTTATTTTCTATATCTTTTAATGAACTGGTTAACCTACAACAACTTGACAACGCATCAACTTCAGTAGCATTATAAATATTTACATCTTGCCAAGTCATATTATGTTTATTAATAAATTTAGCCATATCTTCATCTACATATTTATCATTTTGAAATAATAAACTTGCAGATATTACAGGGAAAGTAAAGAATTTTTCATATCTTATTTCTCTTTCATAATCTAAAAAATCTTTTTGATATTGAATAATTTCTTCTAAATGATCAATAATTAAACTACTATCAGGGAATGTATCAGTACTTAATAATCCTAAAATATGGTCTCTATCAAGAATACTAAAATTTGTGTAAGCAGATTGTTCTCCACCTTTTAAATAAGGTTGATTTAAATTAAATAATATCTCTTGCCATTTTTGTTTTTTATACACTTCTGCATCTAAAACATAATTTGTTTTTACATCATTTTGCCAATAATAATAAGCATATATTAAATAATCAGGAATACCTACTGCTCCAGATTGCATATTTGTTGCATAAGATACAAATTCTAATACATGATGATTAAATGTATCTAAATGTTGTGCTGGTTTTGCTTTCATTGTATCAATAAAAAATAATCCTTTTTCAACAATAGGTTTTAATGAAAATGCAAAACAATATGGTTTTAATGTTGATTCATGGCTATCATGAGAATATAAAGCACCATTTATTTGCAATTCTAACCATTTATCTGCAGTTTCTTTTCCGAAATTTTCTTTTAATTCTATGTAAATTTTATTATGTGAAAGTAGTTTATTATAAGGTTTTCTACTTTCACTTAACATTATAGATATATTTTTATCAGTAACATTACTATTATCATCAATAGAAGCATTAGCTACATTATCACTATTCATGAATCTCTTAAAGAAATTAGTAATATTAAGTGATTCTTTATCTAATCCTTCTATTTCAAACATTTCTTCTCCATACTTCTTTTTAAGTCTTTGAAATTGAGTTTTATAATCTTCGTCTAAGGTGATTTCAATTCTAAATTTGCTATCTTGTTGGCTATTATCATTTAATTTCATATATTGTTATCCTTTCTTTATCGACTGAATTTTTTTGTTGTTTACAAAGTCATATATATATTGGTTAGTTGACGATGGAATATAATTTGTATTTTTATTTTCTTCATGAAAACTTCCTAAAACACCATAATCAATATAAGTTATGTATTTTTTCATATGTTTAATATTTTCTAAATAACGCCAAGTATAAATAATATTGCATATTTTGTCTTTATATTTTAATTTAAAATATTTAGCAATTAAGTATACAGATTCTCTATTCCAATCAGATAATGGTTCTCCCCCTAAATAACATAAAGACATTTTTGGATAAATATCTAACCATCTATTTAAAATTATTTCAATATCATCAATCAAATTTTTATTTGTTGTCTTATATCCTATTCCTTTTTGTTGCAATTCTGGATTATGACAATTAGGACATTTTATACTCTTATCACACCCACTAAAATAAATAGATATTGAAGGATACCATAAACCATCATTGTTTATACTATTTTGCAATGTAACATAAACTTCATTTGTCATTAAGATATTACCCATTTAATTGCTTCATTAAAATTCATAGTTTCTCCATTCACTTGCAACATAGGCATACTTAAAAAACCATTCTCGATCATAATATCAACATCATTACATTCTTCATATGTAATTTGTTTTTGGTCTAGTTTTGTTTTTAAAATTTTACATTTTGGACAATTGTTACTGAATAAAATTATTTTACTGATAATTAATTCCTCCTTTATATTTAACCTACCTTCAACCTTTTAACTTCCACAAAACATTCATACCCATTTACTTCTCCACATTCATCCACATTGCAATATGTTTGACTAACATCTTCTTTACTCAAAAACCTTAAACAATTCTGAGATTTTTTACATTCATCATTTCTACAAAGATTAAATTCAGACAAAAATTCACCTCCTTTTTTAACCTACAATTATATTAACATTCTGTTAGGATATTGTCAAGTATTATTCTATTATTCTTTTCTCCTTTTCTTCTTTTTCATAAATTTTATCTTGTTCAATAGCACAGTTATTTTTACAATCATCTATATCACAATGAATTTTATAATAACACATTCTCCAAGAATCTAATTTATATTTTGGAAATTTGTGTTCAATATTCATAATTAATTTTCTCCTTTCTTATATTTATCTACACCTTTCACAATATACTTCTACTCTTTCACTCTCGAAATAATCCATACAAAAACCACATTTAGTACCACATAATACCTTATGTCTATCACCATCATGTGTGATATAAATACCAAATTCACTAGATTCTATTGCTAATTCTATTGACATATTGTTCATATATGTATTCTCCTTAATATTTATTTCTCCTTTACTTCAAACCTTCAATTTTAATCTCATTTTTCTTGAATAAATCATTCACTGTGTTCCGATATGCTATTTTCCTAAGAACATTAAATGTGTCCACTAAATAAATATCATTTCTTTTATATATTTCCTTCCTTCTACTTGCACATTGTTTTACTGTAGTAATACCTTTTATCATCTCAAATTTACTACCTAACCTAATTTTATAATCCGTAAGATTTACCTCAATCAAACCAATTTTTGGTGGTAACTTGTCAATAGGTATAACACCAACAGGAGCAATCACATATGTATATTCACATTGAGTACAAAAACCATTTAGAAAATCTGAATATGATGCCTTTGCTTCCATTCCCATGACTTTATATTTATCTAATGTGTTTTCTCTTAGATTTAACATATTACCTTTAATTCCTACTACATCAATTGTATTTTTAGTTATTGCTTTTTTATTAAACCATTCATAATCTCTAAGATAATAAGATTGTTTAGAAAATTGTACTTCTGTTGTTATGCAGTTAAAACCTTTAGAGTAAAGGATGTATTTTGCTATTTGTTTTAATTCATAGTGTTCTTTGCTTTCGTTTTTATTATAATTTTCGTTTAGGAGTATTATGTATCACCTCACTTTTTTATTTTATTCCATTACTTTATTAATTACTATTTTACAATCAGGACATCTCCAAATTTCTTTAAATACTCCATCTTCTCTAATCCCATACATTGTGTTAATTAAATTTTTATGTTCACAATCTAATTCAATTGCTTTGTTAAAATCTTTATTTATTTTACATATTTGATTATGTATTTTTTCTTGTTCCTTGGTTAATTGTTTAATCTCTTTATCGCCATGAATCTTAACACAAATACCACATAAGAAACCTAATTGTCTTACAAACTGAATCTCTGCACAAATTAAATCTCGGTAGGTTCTTATGTACTAATGAATATCTTTTATACTCTCATTATTTAATTATAATATTATGATTTAAATAATTACACATATAAACACTAATCATTTTCCATAAGACTTTCACTATCAATTAGTCTATTGACTAAATTAACAATAGTATCAAGTCCGATTCTAGACTTGTTTTAAATGTTGTTTAAATCACATTTTTCAATCCATTACTTAAATCTATGCTTTTTAATCTTTCTATTTCAATATCATGCAACAGTTTAAACCTATCAAATTTCTCAAAACACAATTTTCTATTTATACTATTCAAATCATCATTTACATTCATAATCAGAAATGCACTATATAAATCTCTTTGCATCTTAAATTCTCCAAAATCATTCCATCTTTCATTTAAATCTTTTTTAATATATCTATCGTCAATATGATTATATTGACTTGCCTTTACTTTCCATGTATCTATTTTCTTTAATTCTTTACCAATCCATTTTAACTTATTATCTAAAATAGTTAAAAACATAGAAGGTGCTTTATTTGCTAAACTTTTACCAAATCTCTTTTTCTTATTAAACTTTCCATCTTTATTCTTAGTAGTTTCTTTACTTCTTTTCTGTAATCCTTTATAATTCATTGTTTCAACTTTGATATTATTACCTAATGTTAAAATATAATTTGCTAACTTATTATGTGATTGTTTTCTAATTTCCCTTTGTTTTCTCTGTAATTCTTTTAATTTCATTTGTGTTTTAATATATTTTTTAGATTTAATCCATTTATCTTTATTTCCTTTCTTATTAGTACCATTTTTATTATATTTATTAGGATTCATACTACGTTTTGATCTATCCATTTTTCTTTGTAATACTCTTTTTTCTTTTTCAATATTATTAACTTCTGGTGCTAATTCTAATAATTTAACTTTATTATCAGAACATATTGCTAATGTTTGTGTTCCAATGTCTAAACCAACTTCACCATTATTAATATAGTGTTTAATTTCTCCTGTATCCTTGTTAATCTTCTGAGGTGGTATTCCATCTAAAATTAACTGTACATAATAATGATATTTGCCTTTAATTATCTCACGTTTAATACGACAATATTTAATTGTATTTTGTAATGCCATATAAGCATAAATATCATTTTTCTTAATAATTACTGGTAATTTCATCCCATCATATAAAATATTTTCATCTCTAAATATAATATCTTGTTTATTAGTTTTACCTTCAATAGAATTTAATTCACCATATTTTTTATATTTAATTTTCTTTCCTTTGTGAAACATTAATTTTTGAAAAGCATTAAAAGCTCTTTTATGAATTACTTATGTCATCATAGCATTAATTTTAAAATATTTCGCCATTGGTTTAGTAAAATAATGCAGTGAATACTCTGTTAATCCATATTTTTTGTTTATATTATTAAATATTTTATTTCTATCTTTCCCTTTATATTTACAATTATTTTTATATTCTTTGGATTCTCTAATATGATTATATCTTTTATGTAATTCACTAATACAAGCATTATAAATTTTTCTGAATTTCTCAAAGTTTTTATCTAAAATATCTTCTTGAAATTTTTCAGTTTTTAATGGTAATGTTAAAACAAAAATTGATATAAATATCACCTCCTTTTATTCTTAATTATCAATCTTCCCACACATCTAAATACTCTTCAACCATATCTCTAGATTGCGATGTACAATAATGTCTTATATTACATTCAGTGCATATATAATATTGATAATATAATCCTTCATATTCGTCAGATTCTTGTTCTATTAATTTAACTTTTGGAATTTTTGGATTACAATTTAGACAATACATAAATTATTTCTCCTTTAACTTTGATTTTAAATAATACTTAATTTTCATAAGTTTAGTTAATAAAACTTTATAACCATCAATATCAGTCCATAATAAATCTAAATCCTCGTATCCATTAGTTTTATATTTATTCATAATATTTGCTATAGTTTTATCGTTCCATGTATGTAAACTTTTACGATCATTTATACTTAGAGGTACTTTTTTACCTAGTACGTTTAATTTATAGCAATATAAGAATATTTCTGATAATAAATCTATTAATCTTATTTGATATGATTGAATTTCTGATTTTTCATAAGTATAATATAATTCTGTGACTTGCCAATAAATAGTATCCCAACTAATTATAATATGAATATTAGGACAAATGTCATTATTATAAAATACTATTTCTTTTTGCTTATAATAATCAGATAAATCATTGATAATATAATTATATTTATTATCTTTATTAAATTCATTAATACAAGTTAATACCGCAGAATCAATATCATTTTTATCTTTTTCGTAACTTAATTTATTATTAAGTTTTTCTTCTGTCCATTTATATTTATAAGCAATTTTCTTATTCATATATTATACCTCATATTCTTTCCATTCAATTGATTTACTCTTCCAACTTAATTCATCGTAATTTATTTTATTGTTTTTGATAAAACATTTAAGATTATTAATCATTCTTGGTAATTCCTTTTTTATTAATTGAAATTTATCATTATAATCACTAGGTATAATTTCTAATTCTTGCTTAATAACATCTTCATACCTATATGATGTATGTATATATTTTTTATATAATGCAAAACTTAAATATTCATCTAATGTTGCAATTATTTTTGTATTATAATTTAGTAGTATTATTTGTTTATATAATTCTAATATTTTATTGTGTAAATTAAAATCATCATATTTTTGCAATTCATACTTGTATTGAATTATTAATTCATTATATTTAGAAATTAATATTTTTTCTTTAGTATCTTTATCTGTTTTATACCAACATTCTTTACATATACCTACTTTTACTATTGTATTGTGTTTTCCTATGCCTTCAAATATTAATAATTGCTTATCATAATTTTTAACACATTCATTATAAATAAAAATTGTATCTTCGATATTAGAATTATTTAGTCTTTCGATAATACGATTTTTTAATTCTTCATAATTTTCTATTTTATCATAACTACTTTCAGGATTAATTCTAATATTATTATTAATAAAATCATCTAAATTATTACGGAATTTTTGCTTTTCTTTTTTATCTATTAGTAATCTTTGCATATATTTAACTCCTTCAATTATTATTCTACTCCTACAAAAATCTAATAACATCTCTCAATGCAAAGTTTCTTTCTGCACATTTATCTACATCATATCCATGAATAAACCATTGATCATCAGTATGAAATTCTGTATTTCCAAACCATAATTTGTAAGGTGAAATTTTTCTTATAGAAGTAACACCTTTGTAATTTGTGTATTTAAATTGTAATAATGGGATGAATTCTGTTGACATATTGATATTAATTTACTCCTTTCTTTCTTCTTTAAATATTATTTATTATACTTTTCAATCAAATCTCTAACAATCATAATATCTTCTGATTTTTTCCTTTAATTTATCAATCATATTAATAAACTTTTTTAAATCTTTCCACACCTTTATTTTAGTTAATTTTAACATTTTAAATTCTTCTTGCGTTAATAATTCAGATGGTTTATCTTTTTGTGGGAAAAAATAAAAATCATAACCATCAAATTCTCCACCTTTAATTACAACCTCAATATCTGTAAAATCCATAAATCTTGGTTGTATATATGCTTTTTGATATGGTTTTGTTTTACCTAATAATTCATCATTATCATCAAATACTTCTATTTCATTAACAATATAAACCATTCTTCCTTCTTTTGCTTCATTCCAATTTTTCATATTAATTCATTTTCCTTTACATACTCCAATTCTAAAATATATCCTTTCTTTTTCAATTCACCTACAATTCCTACTAAATCTATTTGTTTACCATTAGGTTTAATCCCATCTTTATTACAATTAGGGGATACAAAATGTTTTTTATCAAAAGTGATATTCTCAATAGGTGATTTATATAGATAATAACATTTATTACCACGTATCCATTGTACTATGTCATTAGATTTTAGATTAATTGTAGGATATGTGTTTTGTTTTACTATTAACATATTATTTATATTTACTCCTTTCTAATCATCTAATCCTACATATTTTATATAAGTTACAATCTTACCCTGTTGAACATTCTTTTTATTAACTACTTTATATCCTTTACGTTTCATTTCTTCAAAATGTAAATATTCATGAGCTGGTTCAGATGGAGAATATAAATACTTCTCAGATATAACTTTTGCTTCTTTTGTGATAGTAGTTTTATATTTTATCATCTCCTTCATTTTCAATATCTACAATATTCACACTATTAGTAATACCACATTTACCTAATATTTCATGAATATCACTTACTATTTCTTCTGCATCTTCCATTGATTCTACTTCTATCCATACATTTAATAATATTTCCATATTTATTCTCCTTCCTCAACTCCATCAATTTTTATATCTAATATTTCTAACATTTCACGAATAGTTTTTATTTTATTAAAATAAACATCATACATATGAATATTTCCATCTTTTTCATGTTCATTCTTTACAAACTCATACTCTTTATATCTAGTTAGTATTAGTTTCTTTTTATCTTTGGATAATCTAGTCATTTTATTTCTCCTTTTAAAATACTATCTACTTCAAATGAAACACACATTAATTCTTCTGCCATTTGTTCATCAAATTCTACATTTTCACAATAGGATTCTTCTAATGACTTACAATAATTTTCATTTTCATCATATAAACAATCTAAAAGCCATTCTAATCTTTTATTTATAATACCATTTACTTCACACAATTCTTCACCATTATTATATTGAGCAATTATTTCTCTATTTTTAATAAGTATTATTGTTTCATTATCTTGTAAAAATTGTTCTTTTTCTTTTAAAATTTCATATAATCTTTCCTTCATATTAACATACTCCTTTCTTTCATAAATATTTTGATTAATATTCATCTTCCTCAATTCCATCATTCCCACAAGTAATATTTACATCAAAACTTTCCTTTAAGAATACTCTACCAACAGGACTATTTAACCACCCTATGATTGTATCAGCAACAATTTCAGCACATTCAGGATTATTGTTAACTATATTAACTAATTCTTCATTTGATGAATCATATTGATAATGCCTAAATATTACATGTTCTAATGTTTGTTGTTTATATTTATTTAACCATGTTTGAACAATTTTGCTTGATGTTCTATTTGCTCTGTATTGAGACATATCTTTGTTCATGGTTTATTCTCCTCTCCAAACACTCTACTATACTCTTCTCTCAATCCTTTAAACGTAAATAATTGCATTAATTCTCTTCTTGAAGATTCCCAATCTTCTTTTAATATGATTGTTTCATTTTTAGTTTCCCATTTTCTTTTTGCTAAATGAATATAGTTATATAATTCTCTTGCATTTTGATTAACTAACCTATTCTCTTCATAACTACTAGGAATAGCAATGCCATGTTCGTCTATTCTTGAGCAAATATTTTGATCATATAATTCAGCATGATAATAGTAATATATCCATAATTCATATGATTTTGTTTGTTCTTTTGTAGGTGTAATAAATGTGCAATGATAATGTTTTTTAAATAATTCTGGATTGTTCATATTAGTTTCTCCTTAAAGCATATGTATATTTTACACTATCTTTGGTTATTTTACTAGATAGAGGAGTTGGTAGAATAAAGATAATAATCCGTCGGAAGATAATTATGTAATTAATATCAACTTCTCTTTTTTATTTAATCAAATATATTTCCCAATACTTCTTCTACTTCATAATCAACATCTATAAGGTAATAACAAACAGGGTTTATAGTCATTGCAGAACATTTATTACCATTATATCTTGAATCAGGACTATTGCCATAAGCAATCATTCTTTTTGTTTCTTTCCCTTCTTGATATATGTCAAAATAATCACCAATTTTTAATTTAATCATATATTTATTCTCCTTTTTTAATCAAATGTCGTTTCGATCTTATCTTCTTGATAGAAATAATTTTGGTCTTTCTTCTTTCTCTAAAACGATTATATTACCTAATTTTTCATATATGGTATTCCCTCTATGCCCATCATAATAATCATCACATTGAATATCTATTTCTAATCCTTCTTCTGTTTCTCTGATTTTATCTACCCAACCTTTAATTCTTTGAGTAGTATGACCATAATATTCTGTGCCTTCAATATAATCATTAATTTTAATCATATTATTATTCTCCTTTATTATTCCATTGATTAGATTCTATTAAAGATTCAATTTCCCAATCTATATAATTTTTAATTTTGCCAATAATACCTCTAACTTCTAATTGATTCTTTTTATTTTCAAAATCTTTAAATTGTTCATATAATTTTGTTTCTGCAATTGCCTCCCAAATATCATGTGTGTTACTTAGATTTTTATGTTCAATTTGTGAATAAATAATATTTTTAATTTTGTCAATTTCATTGAATATTATTAATAAACTATTTTCTATTTTTTGTTTTGTAGTAGGGATTAGAAAAGTAGGATTCGTATTTTGATTATTCAAATTATTGATTGTGTTATATTTATTATCAATATTATTCATACTATTAATATAATCAATAATTTCCTCTATTTTCTTACACATAACTATTTGATCAGGAATTCTTACTCCACCTCTATTTAATTTCTCATAATGAAATTTCTTAATCTTTTCCATATCCTTCATCCTCTTTCTTCTGTTTTTGATTCTTCTTAACTTTTTCTATTTCTAATGCAAGTTTACTTTCATTTTTATTTTCCTTATCTTTCTTTTTCTTCTCTATTTCTTTTTTGTCACATTCTTTTACGTAACCACGACAACCAACAATTACATATGGTTTATCCTTTGGAGGTTTAATATCTTTGCATGTAGATGCAGGAAATTCACCATATATTTTTTCACCATAACTTGCTATCCATTCTTTTTTAATGATATTTTTAACAAAATTAGGGCAAATTTCTTTGCTTGAGTTTTTATTATCTATATTATCATCATCACTATTATCTTCTATGTATTGTTTTTCTAATTCTATTGTTTCATCATCTTTATGCTTATCTTCTAATTGAGTATTTTTAGGTTTACGTATGATTAATTCCTTCTTTCTATATATGTATCTCTATGTGTAGTATACAATTATTTTTATATTCTGTCAAGGTTTATTTTTACCTTTTTCTAAGATATATTGGACTTAGATTTCTTGCTTTCCATAATATATTAAGATATAATTTTTGATATAATGATAATCCATTCCAAATACTATCTCCGATTAATGATTTGGGATTTAGATTATTAATATATTCTACATATTTTATAATTTTGTCTTTCTCTTCTTGTGTCATAGCATCATCATAAGGTTTATTTAAAATACGTTTTCCTTTGGTAATTATATTTATCTCTCCTTTAACTAAAATTAACCCAAATACAATCTCTATGATTATTCTCTAAACAATCTAAATCACACTCTCTATCTAATTTACAATTATTAAGTTTTAAACAAAAACCATTTATAATATTAATATTCTTTGATAGTATTTCTTTGTTAATAGTTAATAATTTATCGTATGTTACTTTAATATAATCATCATCGGAACAATCACACCATGAACAATCTTTATATTTCTCTTTACTTTTACATTCATCTTTATATTTATTTACAATTTCACACCCATCTAATTCACTCATAATTCCCCATTCAAATGCTCCACAATCTAATATTTCTTCTCCAAAATTTTCATATGGAGATTTTTCATATATACTTAATCTTACTCCCATAATTTATTTTTATTCTCCTTTTTATATTAATATCATGACCAAATTCCAAATTGATCACAATATTATTTTTGATAATTTGATTTTGGGTAAATTAGTGCTTGTAAAGTATTGATTTATAAGGGTTTACAAGCACTAATTATGGAAATATTGAAAAATCTATATTTTTAGGTATTTTTGCCATGTTTGAATGAAACGGATATTTGATCATGATTTTATTTTATGTATTTTTGATATTTATATTGATTAATTCTTTCATTTGCTAAATTAAAATATTTTTCTTCTTTTTCTATACCTATATAATTACGATTTGTGTTTAAACAAGCAATTGCTGTTGTACCTGAACCTATGCAATTATCTAAAACTATATCATTTTTATTTGTGTATGTTTTAATTAAATATTCAAATAATTCTAATGGTTTTTGAGTAGGGTGAATAGTTAAACTAGGATGTATTTTTCCAAATATAATTATAGAAGTAGGAAATTTCATATTTCCATGTTCATTAGATTTATCAATCATATTTGCTTTACTATAATTACTTCCACTAATATCATCTCTTGCTTTATCACCTTTTGAATGACTTTTCTTTTCTCCTTTGAATTTTTGTGGATTGTATGTAGGTTGCTTCTTATAAAAGACACATATATCTTCATGTTTTCTTAACGGCATTCTATTAGCATTTAAAAATACAGTAGTCATAATTTTATCCCAAATTAAATTATATTTCCACATTTTTCTATTGCTCATCATTAAATCTGCTGTAAACATTCCATTAGCAAATAGACAAATTGCACCATTTTCTTTTATTATTCTTTCATAGTGCATCCATAATTCATCAAAGGGTATAATAATATCCCATTTGTTTCTTGCAGTTTGACCATATGGCAAATCACATAAAATTAAATCTATACTCTTATTATCAATATCCTTCATTACTTCTAGACAGTTACCAAAATATATTTTATTTAATTCTATATTAATTCCTCCTAACAATTATATTTTAAAATAATAATTCACCATCTTATATCAAATATCACAGAAATAATAATAAATAAAATACCTCCAATTAAACAAGATACATAAAGTTTTTCTATACATCCTACATTCTCATTAGAATTATAACTTTTATTATTACTTATTCCATTGCGGTAATTATTTACATAGTCAATCCATTCTTTATCATTATTATTATATTTATAATGATTTCTACCATCATATTCTCCGTGTATACGTTTTTGAACATTTATAAGAAATTCCCAGTCTTTTAAATCCATTATTATTTATCTCCTTCTAATAAAATGTTTTCTAATAATTTATTTATAATTGGCATCCTTTCTATTTATTATTATCATATAATTGTTTATTTAATTTTAAAACATCTACATTGCCTATTTTCCTTTCGATAGAACCATTTGGTAAAAATATATTTAATTTATCTACTGTCCAATACCAATCAAGTACAATTCCTTGACTTGCTATTACTTGCCTATATATCATATTTTCATACTTATTATATTCTCTATTATCATAATTTCTACCATGATCCCAACTATTTGTAGGACTAACTCTATAATCATCATGTGAAGCTATTGCGTAAGGTGATTCTAAATTATCTTTTTCATATAATACAACATTTGCCGTTGGTATTTTGCAAAAATATATTCCACCATCATATGCTTTTAAATAAAAATAATAATATTTTTCAATAAATTTACTATTAGTATCTTTAAAAAATGTCATACTGCCAGCCAATAAAAAAAATGATTGCTCTGACCTTTTAGTATTAGTTGCGATTTTTGCTTCACCGTTTAAATCTATTTCTATAACATCAAATTTATTTTATCAGTAATTTTATCTGCAATTTTTTCTGTAGATTTTTCATTATTTTCTTGTTCACAGCCTGTTAAAATAAATATAGATATTAATAACGATACACATAATATTAATGTTAATAATTTATATTTCATATATTTTCTCCTTTAATAATTCTTAGTAAAATAATAAATCATAATTACATAAAAAGAAACACTGATAATTCCTGCAATTAAATATGATTCTGAAAACAATAAAACGAAAATACCTATAATAAATGCTATAAATAATGTAATAATTACATTATCACTATATTCTTTTTCTTTTTCATAATCATGATAACTTCCACCCATAATATTATCTCCTTTTTAATAATTTATAAATATCTTCTGGAAAATACTCACCTTTATTTGTACCTTTATTATTAGACAAACCAATAACTCTTGCAACAAATTCATCACAACATGTACCAGAAAATACATTATTATATATTTTCCAAGTATCTATATTTTTTATTGGTATATATATTGGATTTAATTCTGAAAATCTTTCTATCCTTTTATTAGCATTTTGTATGATTGTATTTTCATAATTAAAACATTCATAAAAAGTATCTTCAATATATATTCCAACATGTTGGAATATTCCTTTTAAATATGGTGCTCTATCTTCTTCTTTTTGTAAAGGAATAAAAAATATATATCCATTTTTATATCTTTGTTTGGTATATTTTTTAATATTAAATTCTAATAATTTTATTTGTTTATTTATATTTAAACATTCTAACATTTAATAAAATTATACTCCTTTCTTTCAATTAATAATATAATTTAAAACTAAACAACGGTTTTATCATGATTTATGATTTTACAAACCCTTATTTTATAGGTGTTTTAAAACACGAAAATCTTAAAAATCAAGAAAATTGGGTATATTTGGTTAAATTTGTGGATTATAAATAAATTTAGTTAGATATAATTAGATATTATTAGATAATTAATTTTTTACACATATTTAATTTCATCGAATCCTTCTTCCATACTTGGAGATTCTAATTTTTCTTTCATTATATTTATAATTGGAATTAAATCTAATTGATTAGTCTTTTCTGCTCTCTTGATACAATCTTCTATACGTACCATTTGAAAATATTTTCCAATAATATGATAACCGTATTGTTTAGCAAGTTTAATTATAGATTTTCTTCTATCTATTGTAGTATTAGTTTCATCAATTATAATATCTACTCCTTGTTGCATAAGATATTTCAACATTATACCTCTAACACTCCACATTAAAGGTTCGCCATCAGACCAGAATCTTTGATTGTAAACAATATATCTTAAATCGTCTGCTGAAATAACAACTTCGTTTGTTTTATTATTTATAACCCATGTTGACTTTCCACTTCTAGGCAATCCTATTAATATTTTAATTGTCTTCATCTTTTATACACCTTTCTGAATAATCATTAAAATCTTTTAAAACCTAATTGCCTTACTGCTTTTTCAGTTAATATAGATGGTTTGAATGTAGAAATCCATAATGTACATTTGGGACATTCATAATGAAAAAATAAAGGTGGTTCTTCAGGATGACAAATCCAATCTTTAATCAATTTTGGTTTTATGAATTCTTTACAAAATGGACAATCAATATACCCTGATTTTATTTTATATTTTTTAATTAGGGAATTAATATAATTTTTCATAATTTACTCCTTATTAATATATTTATTAATTTTAATTTGTGCCAAATCACAACCCATACATTTAGAACAAAGTAAATATTCTTCTTTTAATTTATCATCTTCACTTAAACCATCATAATATTTAGAATTTATTAATTTACTTAATAGTTGACACATATTACTCTCCACTATCATTTATATTTTACTTTTTAATCATCATATCAATATCTCTCAACAAATCTTCATATATACTTTCCATACCTTTAATTTCCCATGTTTTTAATACTTCAATAATAGGTTTAATATAAGACATAGCACCTTGAAAATTAACTATTTCAATTACTACTTCATCGCCATAAAATTCACCTTTGCTAGTTAAAGATAAATTACTACTAAAACATATACCACTAGATTTAGTATCTTTACCAACATGAATTAGACTAATATGTGTTGTACCTTCACCTAATGTAACTTTTCTTACTCCGTCAATATATTCTTCTATCATATTTATTCACTCCTTCAATCCACAATATAACTTTTACTATAATGATAAATACTTTTATGTGTTCTCAATACTTCAGATTTACATTTCATTATTGCAACATTTCCCATCATATGATCATTATATGCAAATCTAAAAGTAATAATATTTTCATAATCTTTATAAACACTTCTCTCTGTATCACAGTAAAACCAATTAGATAATTCTACTTGATCAAATACACTACATTTTACAAAATCTTTGTCCCAATCTTTTATTAATAATACATTATCCATAAAATCAGATAGATTATTAATTTTTGATGCATTTAATGCAAATTCTTCATCTATTTGAAATACTTTATCATAGATTTCAAATTTCCCGATACTTTCTCCTCCACCAATTGTATTAATTGCTATGTGAATAACGTAGATTTGTTCGTCTTGTTTGATGAATTTTTTGTTTAGAGAGTCATAAGTGAATCCATCAATTTCTGCTTGTTGGTGAAGTTGTTGCTTCTTTAATCTTAGTTTTATTAATTCGTTGTTGTAATCCATTTGTTTTTAGTTTACTCCTTTCACTCACCCATATATCCTGAAAATGTTCCATACTCCCATAGTTTTAATGGTGAATATCTATTCCTTAAATCATCAATCCATTTCTTATATTTACTACTATAACCATCAATTTTCAATACTTCACTCCAATTATTTAACCATATGGAGAATAATTTTTGTGGAATATTAACATATCTCAATGTCTGGATTATGTTGTTGTTGCTTTCTATACTAATAATATAAACCATATTACCTTTGATATTATTTACTCGATTATCTTTATATAAATTAGGGTCAAACTCAATTTCAAATAATAAATTATCACCAAATTTTAATAATGCATAAATATAATTATTCTCTTGAATTGCTCTTGTTTCAATTTTATCAAATCTTAGTGATTGTTTTTCTTTTTCTGTCATATCATCAATGTAGATATTAAAGAATAATTCTCCTTGTTCATGACATTCTAGAATACAACCACATTGATTTAACATATTTCTACCTTGAAACAAAGTGTATGGTGTACCTACTTCTAGTTTTGATATTTGATGTGACATTGATAATTACCTTCTTTCTAAATAGTTTATGTAGATATAATTTTACTATTATTCAGGTAATAAATCAATAAATTCTCTTACTGATAAAATACATGCCTCAAACTTTTCTTTATCCCAATATGAAAATAATGCACTATCTCTAGATTTTGCATATTCTTTTAATTCATCTGATTTAATTAAATCTAAATATTCCATACAAATAGCAATAGTTGATGATTGGGCAACTAATAAATCAGAAATTTCTTTTATATTATTTCTTCTGAGATAATGCTTAATTTTCATTTCGCAAAATTGCTTTTTAGTTATCATGATTTAATATCTCCTTTATTATTATCTATTTGCAATAATTTCATATACTTTTTCTGTATTTGATTTATTGCTTAATATATTATTGTAAGTATTTTCATCAATAATATAAAATCTTTCAGGACAACCATACCAAAAATCAAGATATTCATATATAATAAAAATAGTTCCAGTTTCATAAGTATCTGTACAAATTCTAAATCTTCCTATATCAATATAATTTGTTTTACCTGCTATATATTTTCCTAGTTTGTTTATATGATGTTCACGTTGCAATCTGTCTAACCATTCTCTATTAGCAGGAATTTTTCTAGGATATTTTTCTTGCATTTCATTTAACATACTTATTCTCCTTTTACTAATTCATAATTTGCATTTAAATTGCTAAATGTTAAAGGGACGATTCCATCAATTATTCCATCTTCACTACAGTACCATATAAATCCAGAATCTTTAGTTATATACCAATATTCATGTATTGCAAAATTTGCCTTATATATTTGTCTTTCTTGAATTATTTTAATAACTTCACTTAAACTAATAGGATAATACATATTAATTTCTCCTTTTCTGATTAATTTTCCATTTCATGACAAATCCTTGATTTGGTGTTAATATTTTAGATTTTTATGTTCGATTATCTTCCATTTACGAGTGTATGCTTCAAATTTCATGTTAAAGATTGTTAAGTTTATGTTAAGATAGTGTTAAGGTGATTAGGAAGAGATAATTTTTGTTGTGTGAAGTGTGAGTGTTAATGTGTAAATTTTATTATGAATAAATTATCTCTTCCATTAAATATAGTATAATTGTTTAATGGGTGATTGTCAACAATTATTTTTATGTTTTGTTATCAGATTTTAAATTATTTATATCTTCTTCACCATAAAGTTCTATATATCTATTTTCATTAAACAAACTTCTGAATTCTCCATAATATTTTATTTCAGCTTTTATTCTTTCAATAACAGCATCTTTGATATCATCAAAATATCCTAAATGTTTTTGTTTATATCCAACTTGAATATAACTTCTCCATATACTCTTTAATTTATTCCAAGAAACACCTGTAAAACCAGAAGAATTTGTACTTGGTTTTAATCTATTTTTAGCATTTTCTAATTTATTTGCTGGTCTAAGATTATATTTACAGCAATTTTTTCTATCGCCATCCATATGATCATAATCAATATTATCATCTAATCCCATAATTAATCTATGTAATAATATTGATGTTTTCATATCGCCTCTATAATATGTTGCCGTAGCATACCCACTTCCCATTTCAGACCATTTATATTTTTTAACTTTATCAACATCTTCAATATCAATTAATGCTCTAGATTTTTCTTCATTATTTTTGTCATATAAAATAATCTCAGCATATGTATCATATATTATTATTTCATTCAAATCATTTCTAGTTCTTTGTTTTATTTCTCCATATAATTTTATTTGTTGATAATGTTTACTACATAAATACATATTTATTATTTTACTATAATATATCTTATAACCAGAATTAGTATCACATCCACAAACTTCACATACTTTATTTATTTTCACTATTTACTCCTTTATTTATTAATATATCTTTTAAATATGTTTTTCTATTAAAATCTGCTTTCTTTTTTATTGCCCTATTTACAGTTTCTATTTCTCCTAAATGAAAAACTTTTTGCTTTGCTCTTGTTTGTGCGACATATATTAAATTACTATTTAACATATATGTATGTGCTTTAGGGGTAATCATAATAACAATTTTTGCTTGACCACCCTGTGATTTTATAGTTCCAATACTATAAGCTAATTTTATATTAATTAAATCATTTTTATCATATATTACAATTTCATCAAACTGAATAATAATTTTATTATATTCTATTTTTATTATTGTTCCTATTTCTCCGTTTGCAACAAAAATTTCATCATCTTCATTTATATATTCTTCATTATATTTTATTGCTTTGTAATTATTTACTGTTTGTATTATCATATCATTTTCATAAAATTTTATATCTCCTATTTGAATATATTTTTCTTGTTTATCTACATTATCATTAGAAATTGGTTGTAAGTGTTTATTTAATATTAATGTACCATAATCTCCTATATTATATGTTGACAAAACCATCACATCTTCTTTTAAATAACCTTTATGTAATAATTTATTATAAATTTTTATAACACTATTAATAACTTTTTCTTGTGGAGTATGGACAAATACATAACTTTTATCTTCTCCAAATATTTGTGGTTTTAGGGAATTGGTTAAAAATATTTCACTATTTCTAGTTTTTGTTGCTACAGTTAAAATACCACCTTCGCCATATCTAAATATTTGTGTTAAAGAAACAATAGGAATGATATTTGAATTTATTAAATCATAAAAAACATTTCCAGCATTAATAGATGGAATTTGAGCACTATCACCAATCATTAATAATTTTGTTTTAGAAAAATCAATTGCTTCAAGTATATGTTTAGTTAGAAATACATCACACATTCCAAACTCATCAATTATAATTACATCATAAGGAAGTTTACATTTTTCGTTATAACCCCATTCTGGAGGCATATATGCCAAACCTCTATGTATTGTAGATGCTGGTTCTTTTGCATATTCTGCTAAAACTTTAGCTGCCCTGCCTGTAGGAGCAAATAAACAAAATGATTTATTATTATCTTTCAACATCTCTATTATTGCATTAGTAGTTTGTGATTTTCCACTTCCTGAAAATCCATTAAGTATACATATATTTGATTGACATAACATATTTAATGTTTGATGTTGTTGTTCTGTTAAATTAATATCATTGGATACTTTTCTATGTTCTTCTGTATCTATATTCCATTTATTTTTTATTTTTAATCCTTCAATAATTTCATTTGCTATATATAATTCTGTCTCATATGTTTCTAAAAATGAAATAGTTTTATCTTCTCTGTTAATGTGAAATATATTTGAATTTTTAATTGCATCAAGTAATTTATCACTACATTCTGGTACTAATTTATCAAGTGACTTTCTTATTAACGAAATCCCTATCTTTGTATGACCATTATTCTCATTTTCTTCTAATAAATATTCTATTGCTGAAATAACACGTTGAACAGAAGTTTTTACATCAAAATCAAAATATATTAAAGGTTTTTCTCCTTTTTGTTTTTTTAATTTTGATTCTTTGTCTAATTCAAGAATAATACTATCTGCATTTTTAAATCCTATTTTAGATAATGAACATAAAGATTTATATGGTTCTCTTTGTATTTCTTCTTTAATTTTTTGTGAAGAAGGATATTTATCATACATTTTTTTAATTGTTTTCATATCTATCAAACCTTGAAACATTTCAATTAATTCTGCAAATACAAAATTCTCTTCAATTTTTTGTCTAATGATATTAAATCTAAATTGTCCTATATTATATAGTTTTTTTAAATCAATATCATCAAGTCTATTATTAATAACTCTATCAACTATATCTGGATAATTTTCCATAATAGTTTTTACTTGATCGTATGTAAGTATCTCAGATAAAAACATTCTTGTAGTATGTTCATTAGTTGGTCTTTCTCTTTGGATATGAATAATATGGTATCCATATCCACGACCTTTTTTATCTAATTTTTCTTCTGCTTTTACTTTGTAAAATATTCCTAACCCTAATTCATGAATATTTCCAAGAAGAGATATATTATTATACATGTTTAGTTTTAAATCAGGGTATTTAATTGTATCAATTTCAGCACCATATATTTTACTATTTGTTGTATTATATACTAGTATTCTAGGTATACAAGTAAATTCTTTAATTACTTTTTCTGATTTTTCCATGTATTCTATTAATACACCATCCATTCATCTAAAATTTGTTCGTCTTCGTCTGTTTTAATCCATTGGCCTCCGACAATCTTTGTTTTCTTTTGAGTTTTAAAATTAATAACTTGTAAAACATCGAATAATTTAAAATTATTTTCAACAAAATATTTAGTATTTTTTACTTTGGTTTTTAAATCTTCTCCACTTTTTAAATTTCTTAATGTGATATAGGGTTTAGTTTTATCTTTATATGTTTTGTACTCAGTGACAATATATAAACTACTATCTGCTTTTTCATATTTAACTGTTGTATATTCAAGATATTCAAATTCAAATTTTACCTGTTCTTTTATTGATAATGTTTTGTCTTCTATTAACTCTGAATACTCTTTAATATAAGAAATAATATCAATATTTTTATAAATACCTGTTTTAGTTATTTTTTCAGTGTGCTTTAATAGTATATCTGTATTTAAATTTAACTTTTCAGCAACAAGTTTTTTAATTTGTTTTGATTCTCCTATTTTTTCATATAAATCTAGTATCTCTAATAATTTTTTATTTTTACCATATTTGGTAAATAGATTTAAACCAGTCAATATTCTTAATTGTCTAGAATTAGTAGAAGTTTTTTCTTTTATATCTTTAATTAAATCAATATAATTTGTATATGTATTTCCTTGAGCAAGTTGATAAAGTTCTTCTGCTATTTGTGTACTGAGATATTTAATTGATAAAATACCTTTATAAATAGTATTTTCATTTCTATCAAAAGAATATAATGCTTGAGATTTACCAAATTCAATAGGTTTAATTTTAATTCCTAATTGTTTTGCCAAAGTAATACCATTAATAGTATCCTTGGTATCTTCTGCTCTATTTAGATATGCCGTTGTAAATTCTAAAGGGTAATATGTTCTTAATCTAGTTTCTGCATATCCATTCATCGAATATCCTGTACTATGATTATATCCAAATTGATATTCGCTGGAATCTGAGATAATTTGTAAAAACTGTTTTGCTTCTTCTTCTGCAATTTCTCTTGATTTAGGAGAGACTTTACAATAACCGTCTAATATTTTAGGTAGTTGTTCTTTTAATTCTTCCTGCAATTTTTTACCAATTGCTCTTCTAGTAGAATCTGCAGTAGAACCATCTAAACCGCATATATCAGTAAGAAATTTAATAGTATCTTCTTGATATACTAAATAACCATAATTTTCTTTTAATAATGTATCTATTTCTTTTGATGGATTATTATTAAATTCTTTCAATATCAATCTATCTCTATACGATTTTCCAGATGGTCTAAGTGCAGCATTAACTAATGACATATCATTTATATACTGCGGTTGGAATTGTTTAAGTAACGAAAATGCAAAATCACCTTCAAATTGAAATACTCCTACATTTGAAGTTATCATATTATCCCATACCTTTTTATCATTCCAATCAATTTCATGTGCTTTAAGATAATGAGAACCAATATATTTATATACATCTTTCATTATTCCTACAGTTTTTAATCCTAAAATATCAAATTTAACAAAGTTTATTGAATCAACAGCTTTCATTGAACAAACAGAAACAGGTTGTGATTCATCTCCGTCTTTATAAAACACACCTAAATTATCTGCCAAAGTTATTGGAGAACCTATAATACCTGCTGGATGACTACCTTTTGCAATTATTGTTCCTTTTAATCCATCAAAATAATAAAACAAATCTTCATTATTTTTCTTTAAATTTTCAAATTCTTTCTTCAAATTATTTATTCTTGTTAATGCTTTATTATTTCTTATTTTATTGTAATAAATATCATAATAATCAAAATCTACTGACTTTGCTTCTATTTCATCCCCTTCTAATTCTTCAAGGTTAACTTCTTCTTGAATAATTTTAGAATATTCATCAAATAATTTATCAAATTGATTCTTAATTTCCATTACCAAACTTAAATCATGATATTTTAATCCTTTTGCTAAAACATCAATTGTTCCTCTATCTCTTAAAGTTGAAAATGCAGCAATGTAAGCAGTTTTTTCAGGAGTAAATCTATTTATAATAAATTTATAAACCTTTTCTCTATCTTCAGAAGCGAAATCCATGTCAATATCTGCAAGACTTATTCTATCTGCATTGCAGAATCTAGAAAACACAGTCTTCCATCTAACAGGGTCAACATCTATAATATCTGTAATATACGCTATCTCACTTCCACCTACAGATCCCCTGCAAAAACCATATGGTATGTCATTTTCGTTACAATAATCAACTAATTCAGACATAAACATCATCAAACTTTCCATACCTTGTTTTTTCATTGCTTCAAACTCTTCTTTTATTTTCTGTTTATATTCATTTATTTTTAAAACATCAATAATATTGTTTTTAACTTTTTCCTTAAATTTTTCTAATATTGTTTTTTTCCATAAACATAATGCATTATCACCATATAAATGAGGATATTTAAATGATTTATCTAGTTTAAAATCTTCTATCATATCAGCAAATTTATTAGTATTTTGTATTGCTTGCATATAAACTTCTTCTGGTAAAACATTTTGATTTTTAAAACATTCAATTAATTCATCATATGTCTTCCATGTAAGATCAAATTCATCTTCTTCTCCATAAAAACTTTCTTTGGATATTTGAAGAATTTTTCTACATTCTGCTTTATATTTTGAAGATGAATGAGTATCTGTACCTGCTATTAATGGAATATCATATAATTTACTCCATTCCCATAATAATTTATTATATTCTTTTTGATTTTCTGCTTTATGATATTGTACTTCTAAAAAACATCTATGTTTATTATTTGACATCCAGTTTATAAATGTATTGAAATAGTATAAATAATAGTTAGATAAAGATATTCTTTCTGACATTTCTATTTCTTCATCTAATAATACCATTTTACTTTTTTGAACCATATTCCATAATATAGATGCCAAACATGCAGTTGTAACAATAATATTTTCACTTGTATTCATTAATTCTTCTATAGAAATTCTAGGATTATAATAATAATGTCTATCACTCTTATCTTCTTTTTTACCTTTTGAAGTAGCAATTGAAACTAATTTGTTTAATTCTTTTACTCCCTCAAAATTTTTAGCATATAATCCTATATGATATCCTCTTTCATCTGCTTCTAATTTTGTACATAAATATAATTCAATTCCATGTATATATTTTATTCCTGCTTTATCGCAATCTTGTTTTTTCTTAATCCAGTCGTAGATTCCTCCGTGATTGGAAAAAGCAATTGCTTTCATACTATTTTTTTTAGCAAGTTTAATATACTCTTTATAATTTGTACATGAATCAGCATAACCATTGCAATTACTAGTATCATCATGTAAATGAAACACTACATAATTATTAATTATATTTTCCATCTATATCCTCCAATTTTACAAGATTCCATCAAGCCAACTCAAATCATCTATAATACTCTTATCTTTTTCTACTCTTTTACTATCCTTGTCATCTAATTCTTCTAAATATTTCCTATAAGGCTCATGAATTTTACTACTATAACCACTTAATACAGCATGATAATAGCTACTTTCCCTAGTTATGTCTTTCCAAAAAATATTTTTATCTTTTGTCTTTTCAAATTCTTTTTCTTTTTTAATAATATCTACAATTATATTTGTAATATATTGTTTGTGATTATCAATTATTTCTTCATTCAATTCTACTTCTACAAAACAATCATTAATTTTAAATTTTTCCTGTACTTCTTTAGGTAAACATTCTATAGTATTTGTTTCTATCATTTGAAATAATAAATTTTCTATATCATCTTCAGAATATTTAAAATGTTTTAACCATGTTTTTGTGTTAGATTTTAATTTTTCACCAATACTATTTCTTTCTATTTGCCTTACTTTTATTTCTCCATTCTTTTGAGTATATGTTACATTTACATATTTCATAAAATTAAATCTAATAATAATATCTTCGTATGGCATATTTGTTTTTTGATGAATACCTTCTGCATATAATAATAATTGACCTGAATTTTCTATTAGTTTTTTACCAGAATATAAAGAACTAGTTTTCCAATCTGAGATGAATATTTTTTTTCTTCCATTTCTTTCTTCAACATTAAGTATATCAATATATCCCTGGAAGTATTGATTCCCTATTTTAATTAATAAAAATGGTTCGATAATTGGTTTATTAGTTACTTTTTTATGATTTAAGAAAAAATGCCTCATACATGCTTCATATTTTTTTGCTATTTTCTCATTTTTATCTTTGTCTGTCCTATCATACATTAACCCCATAGTATTAAATTCAAATAATTTTTCTTCATATTCATTTAACATACCTTGATTATCTAATTCATTACGATACAGTTTTTCAACAATTGAATGTGCATAATTACCACTTACTGCATAAATTGAATCTTTTTTATCTTCTGGTATTTTTAATATATATTTTAACATGTATTCATAAGGACAATTGATATATGTATTAATTCTTGACCAACTCCAGAGTTTGTCAATTTTCAGATCTTTCTTAATTTTTTCTAATTCTTCACCTTTTTTTCTTGTCATTAGCAATCTCCTTTAAATATTCTTTATGTTCTTTTTCATCATATTTAATTTTATATTTTAAAAGATAATTAAATATTTTATTATTTGCATCTGTTGGTGATTCTTTTTCTTTTAATAAATCATGTTTATCATATATGTAAAATATATTACGTATTCCATAAAATCTACTACATTCTGAACGTATATGTTTTAATGGTATATCTTTATCATAAGCAATTACAATATCGCAATTAATGCCAATAAGAATTTTAACTTGTTCATCACTCAAATTATGTGATCCTACTGCTACTCCCGTTCCATCTAATCTACTATGTCTTTTGAGGACTCCCTTCTCACTTTCGTAAACACAAACATAACCTGCTTCTTGTATTGTTTTATAATTCTCTTGTAATCCATATAAATTAATCCCCTTTGGATATTGTTTGAGAGGATAATATTTAGGAATATCAAATAAATCATAATTCTTTACAGTAGTTCTACCAATAATTCCTATATAATCATCTTCTTCACCAGACCAATATCTAATAGGAATTATAATTCTTTTATGCTTATAACTATAACCTATATTAAATTTTTTACGTGTAAATTCTACTATTCCTTCTTTAAACCAATCAATATATAATACAGGTTCGTATTCTTCAATAATTGTACTATCAAAAATTTCAATATCATTTATATTTATTTTGTTTCTTTTACGTTTTACTTTTTTAAATATTTCTAATGGATCTATTTTACTTTCTTCTTTTGATTGTTTTTTATTTTTATAATTATAAACTAATCCAAATAATTTATGTAAATATTTATTAGCATCTACAAATGAAATATCTTTTATGGTCATTATAAGAGTAAATATATTTCCTCTTATAATTTTACTATCTGATTGAAATATTTTAGTTTTTAATGTATCTTTTTTAATTGCAATATTAGTTTTATTTGTACTTTCTGGCATACCACATCTATATTCAGTAGAATATTCTTTAAAATCATGACAACCTAAATTATCAATGATTTTATTTGTTAATTCATTATCTATAATATGTTGAATGATTTCTATTGCTGTCATGCTTTTTAATAATCACCTACCTAAAAATCCATAGGAACTTTTGCTATACCTATTTCTTTATAAATATTTCTAGAAAGATCGTGTTCCGCTATAACCTGATATTCATTTGTTGATCCAAATCTATTTTTAGGAATAAAAACAATTGTATAATGTTTATCTTTTTCTAATTTGAAAGGAATTTTTGTGAGCTTTTTCTTACCTTCCAGTCTATAACATTTTAATTCTGCTTTTTCTCCTTCATATTCATCATCGAAGGGTTTTCTAATCATTATATTAGTTGATGCGACATCAACAATATTCTTTGCTAAACCGATACATTCATTAGTGTAATATCTTTTCTTAGTAGCATCTTTACCTAATTGATATGTAATCCAAATATGCACATTCTTACCTACAGGTTTAATTGTATCATAAATATCAACACTATCTTTAGTCATTGATTGCCATTGTTGTTCATTTTTATTATCAGCAGATACCTTCATAGTATCTAATATGAAATATTTACATCCTAATGAACAATATTTTTTAATTGTTTTTATTGCTAATGATGCCGTATATTTTGGGAAAGGTATGATAACAATATTTTTATTTTCTTTTTTTAATTCAATCCAATCAGCACATTTTTTTAGTAATTCCCATTGTTCTTCTGTAAATCCACCATCACGTAAAATATATTTTTGTAAATCTTTTTTAAATACATTATTAGCTACCCAAGTAATTAATTCTTTTCTCCATTTTGATTCATCTTCTTCATTTATCATAATACATATTTGTTCATTATAATGTAATATTTGTGGCAAAATTAATTCTATTGTTGTTGTGGTTTTTCCTACACCACTTAAAGCACCTAGCATAGTTACATGTCCTTGTAAATTTCCACCAATTTCTTTATTAAGAATAGGAGAATTATACAAAGGCATACCTACATTTTCACCTTTATCTAATTTATCTAATAACTCATGTATACCATCACATAAATTATGACTTTTAATTTCTCCTTCAACATTGATGAATATATGATTTAATTGAGTTTCATACATATCATATATATCACTCACATTCATATCCACAAATTCTTTTATTTTATCATAAACAGGGAATCTTCTTGCTAACAATTGCAATACTGCATTCCATTTATTTAACTCATCAATATAACCATTGATATTTTCTACATTAACATATTCCTTAGATTTATCAATGGTATCATAACCACCATATTCATCATACTTTTGTTTTAGTTTAGGATGTTTTTCAAGATATAAACCAATAGTAATATCATCTAATGTTTTCTTTCCTTCTTTAATAATAATGTCATAACCTATTTGCCAATAAACCTTCCATACATTACTACTAAAACTTTTAAGATTTAATTTATCATATGTAAAGTATAAATCAGGATTCTTGTATAAAGAGGAAACAATATTAGCCTCGCAAGCAAGTTTATATTCTTGCACTTTTTTACTTGATTTTATTAATTCAATCTCAAGAGGTGTTAATTCTTTTTTATTTTTTTCTGCCATTACCCACCATCCTTACCATAATTCTTCTAATTCTTTATTAATTTTCTTATCATTATTCTTATTTATATATTCCGCACCTTCATGTATTATATTTTCAAATTTCATTTTCTCAACTTTTTCTTCTGATTTAACTACTTGTTTCAATCTATTTACCACATCATTAATTTCTTTTTCAATTATAATCATTATAGTATTAAATTTATGTTGTTCATTTTTAAAATCTTGTGACCTAACTATTTGTTTTATTTTCATTTTATTAATTTTAAAAGTATATAAAATATGTTGATACTCATAATTAGCCATAGATGTAGTTTTTTTATTTGCCATAAATTTACCTTCTTTTAAACCTTTTAATCTTAATGCCATATATGAAGGTAATTTTTGTGATTTATCATATTCAAATATTTCTAATTTTATATATTGATATAATTCATTCCAATCCTTTTTTTCTTGCTCTGTCATTTTTGCCATATTCATCACCTATAATTATAATTTAAAGAGGTGGTTTTAATATACCACCTCTTTTTTTCAACCTTTAATAAGCAATAACTTCCATGAATTCTACTAATTCTTTAAGTTTTTCTATATTGGAAGATTCTAATTCTTTAGGTAATAATTCTAATTCTTTTAATTTAGCAGAAACTTTTTTAACCTTATCTCCATCAGTTTTTAAAATATTCATTGTTGTTTTAAATTTTTCTAATAATATTTTTTTTGTTTCTAATTCTTTCTTTTCATCAATCTCTTCTTTTTTCTTTGTTGCATTTTCTTCTACAACTTCTTTTTTTGCTTCTTCTTGAATTGTCCTTGTTTCTTCTATTGATTTTGCATCAGATTGTTTATTATGTTCTGCTTTAATAGCATCTTGCAATGCATTAATTAAAGAATCTGCATCAAGTGGAATTTCTTCTACTATATCTGCAAATCTACTACCACTATCTAAAGCCATATTATCATCTCTGAATTTAATTTTTCTACTTTCTTCTGTTAATTTATTTCTAGTTTCATCTTTTTTAGTAACAATATTTTTCTTTCCTGTTTTTTCTGTTATAATCGTTCTATCATAATATGCAAGTCCAATAAAATGCATCTTTTTCTTTAAAAGATTGAAATATATTTTTTCAACATCAGATGTTAGTGTTTGATATGTAGTACCTGTTGCAATATCAGTAAGTTCTCTATTCTTAACATGACCAATAATAATCATTGAAACTCCAATTTTTCTTAATCTTACTACAATATCAAACATTAATTCAAACGCTTTTGCTTGACCTTTTTGAAAACCATTCCATGCAGAATCTATTGAATCTGCTTTTTTATCTGAATGATCTTTATTCCATAAACGAATTGCTTCTTTTTCTGCTAATTTAATCCAACCATCATATGTATCAGCAACAATAGCTTTTAAATTTGCATATTCTGTATTTTTATTATATTCAATATCTTCAATAATATCTTCTAATTCTTCCCAATCGTCAACATCTTCATAAACAATACCACTAATTGCATCTGCTCCAGCTTCTCCAGCCATTTCTAAAAATATATACCCATCTTCACCAATAAGTCTTTCAAGCATTTCTTTAATAACAGTAGATTTTCCAATTTTAGGTTCTCCTAACAAGCAAATATTATACGCCAAAGGATCTACTTTTATTATATTCTTTTTTCCAAACTTTCTATTGTTTATCATATTTTTTATTTCTCCTTGTATTATTCATATTTTCAATTCTTGTTACCCATTTACAATTATTTTTATTATAACCTTGATTACAATCTATTCTATCAATTTCTGTATCTTCTTTATATTCTTCTTTATGTAATTGATAACTTTCATACATATCATTCATAAAATTTTTAAATTCCAGCCATTCATCACAAACTTTAATTCCATGACCACCATAATAATTATAAAATTGATGATTTGGATTATTACATCTTTGTGTCATACTTTTCCATATATAATAAAATGGTGTTTGACTCATATTATGTTTAGAATTTGCTTTTGAAATCATTTCATTTCTATAGCATCCACATGATAGTGTTTGACCACTTCTAAGTAAATAACCTCTAGTCGTAATTTTATTACCACATTCACATTCGCATATCCAAGCAGGTTTATTACATATATTTTCTTTTGCTCTTTTAATTACGGTTAATCTACCAAATTTCTGATTAGTTAAATCAATTGCTTTAATGCCAATAATTATTTCCTCCTTTTATTTTTATAGAAGGAGAAATTAAATCTCCTTCTATAAACCAATAATTTTAATCAATAAATATTCTAATCATCTTCTGCAAGCAATTTATCTAAATCATCTAAACTGTAATCACTAGAATTTTCTTCTTCTGTGTCACTATCATTTTTATCAGCATTCTTATCATCTTTGCCTTTATCTTCTTTTTCACTAAGCAATTGATTTAAGAATACTAAATCATCAAATTTATATTTTTCATCTGTTCTTTGAATTACAGGTTTTTTATCGTCACCTTCGCCTACAAGTTTAATAACAGGTTTTTTGATTAACATTTTCTTTTCTCTAGTATTTCCGACAGCACATTTTGCTAATGCTTCTTCTTCTGTATAAGCACCTAATTCAATTAACTCTCTAATATCTTCGGGTACATCATCAAGAGTAATATTAACTTTTGCTTGACCTTCAACGATAATACCTTCTACTGTGATTTCATTAACATTATCTTTTTTTGCTTTAAACATTTTTACAAGTAATTTTGCACCTTTTTCTAAATCTTTTTCTGCGACTTCAAACTGGAATACTTTAGTGAATACTACATTTTGTTTAATTTCAATCTTATCTTGACCGTATTTACCAACATAATCAACAACATATGTAGTGATTGGGAATGAACCAGATTCTTTATCGTATTTACCAATACTATCTTTATCAACAAGAATTGTTTGTTGGAATGTTGCAGAATATTTAGATACATCATCTGCTTTTGATAGATATACAGAAGTAATTTCCTTTTTAACTTGAATACTATCTTGATATAGAGAATATTTCAGATTACCTTTTACATTAACAACCATTCCATCAGTAAGATGTTCTTTTATGTATTCAATAGCATCATATGAAGATAAGAATTTTTTAGAAAAAGTTTTTTCTTTTGCATCTTTTTCTAATCCTACAGTGATAAAACATTGATTTCCAACTTGTTCAGTAATATTTTCGTCAAGTCTATCTTCCCAATCAATAGTGAATTTATTTTCATAATCATCTTTATCTTTACCATCTTCTGTTTTCTTACCATGAACATAAACAACAGAATCACCTTTGTTACTATATCCACCCATCATGTCAGCATAAACTACATTTCCATTACCACAGTCTACACCAAGATTCATAACATTATAAACCCAACCAGAACTTGATTCTTCATCAATTTTGAAAGTATAATCGTTAACTTTCGCAATTCCGATCAGTTGAAATTGAGAAGTCCCTTTTTTTAGAGGTGTTTTTTCTTTAGTTTCTTTAGCCATATTTAATCTTTTCTCCTTTTATATTATTATTTTTTATTTCCTTTATATTTATATTCTCCGAAATATTCATCTTCTGCTTTCAATCTTGTATTTACAGCATCTTCAAAATTATCAAAATAACCTAAATGAATATATTTTCCGTTTTTACCTATATTTGCATTCCATTTTCCTTTATCTTTTCTCCAAACAACCCCAGTTACACCAGATGTATTATTTGATTGCAAATCTCTATTCATACTGTTTTGACTTCTAGTAACTAGTCTTAAAAATTCTTTTCTATTATCATTTTTATTATGAAATATATGATCTACTTCCATATCATCAGGGCAATTCATAACTAAACGATGCATAAGTATAACCATATATCCAGTTATTACATAATTATCTGCATTAATATGCCAACTATAGTCTTTTATTTTATCATAATCTTCTAAATCAAAGTAAAATTCTTCATTGTTTAAAGTATAACCAATACCATATTTACCTGTTAAGTCATATGTATTATGATTTTTACTTATTTGGCTAATTTCCCTAACTATTTCTTTTTGTAAACAACCACATGATTTAGTATGACCATTTCTTAAACTCGACCCTCTGATTATTTTTAAACTATCTTTTCCTAAACAATCACATTGACATAACCAGTATATTTCTCTTGATTTATTATTTTCAATTCTTTCTACTCTTTTAATTACAGTTAATCTTCCAAATGTTTGATTTGTTAAATCTATAACTTTCCCCAATAATATTTGTCACCTCTTTCTATATTTTATTTTTCTTCATCACCCTCACTACCATCGTCTTCTTCCTCTTCCTCTTCAACCTTAATATCCTGTTTAGTTGATTCTGCCACAGTAATATTAATTTCACTTCCAACAAAGATATTAAAATCGTCAAAACTAAGAACTTCTACTTCTTCAGTTTTCTTGTCATAGATATGTAATCCTTCCTCGTCAATCTTAACTAATTGACCTTTTGCATTAAGTGTGTGTTTAATTTCCTGTACTTTTTTAATCATAAAATAACATTTCTCCTTTTTTAAATTTTATTTTTATATTATCTTAACTTATAACTTAATTCATAATCTTAAATACATAACTTTTTACAAATCATAACCAAATATTCCATTTATCATGATTTTACGATTTTTGACACCCTCTAAACCCTTAATTTATAGGGGTTTGTAAATTGGTATATTTTGTAAATCACCCTTTCTACTTAATATTTTCTTACTTTTTTGATTTTTGGTGCAATTTGATACTTTTTCTTAATTTCTGTTTATTTTCTTAACTCTTCCCTACTTTCACTATTATATTCTCAATCTGTTAATTTGTCAAGAGAGAATTTAATTTATTTTTTTATTTTAGTTAAATTCTCTCTTGAATAGCAAACTAAATAATTAAAATATACTATCTCAATTCTATCAAATACTTAATAGTCATTTGCTCTTCTTTATAAACAATAATCTCATCATTATATAACATACTACCTGCATATGCATGAAGTGAATTAACACCAGGACACATTTTTTGTAAATTCTCATAATTAAGATTATAAAACTTACTATCAAATGAATATACATCATATGGTTTACCATAGGCAACATTAAATAATGCCATGAATCCTGAATTAGAATTACCATTAGACCATCTAGAACCAGATAAAGATGTATAACCAAGTGATTTCTTTGCCTTTGGAGCGAAGTAGCAACCAAAACCGAACATTTTACCATTTATTACCACTTTTGAAGGTCTTAAAACTAATCCTGAATTAATAATACCCCAAATATTCTCTGAACGAGATCCATGAAATAATAATCTTTGGTCTTTAATTTTCTCATTAGCAACAAACTTTTCATATCTTTCTTGTGTCTTTAAATTAATAACTTTCCATGCAGAGTAAAACTTATTACTAATTTCACCTAATTCTTTCTTAATCATTTTTAATTCTTCTTGTGTAACTTCTTCAAATTGCAATCCCATTGCATCTAATATTGTTTTATTATTTTCTACTTCTGTTTCAATATCGTTATCCTCATTTTTTTCTTCAATAGAATGCTGAGTAACCTGACCTTTCATTACATCAAGTAAATCTTGTTCTCTTTGAAGTATTTCAGAATAATCTTTATCAGTTTTTGCTAAATAATCTTTAACTTTTCCCATTTTTCTAGGAATAGTTTTAAATAAATCAACTAATACCTTATTAAATAATTCAATATCATCAATATTAATTAGATTATTTAAAATTAATTGTGCTTCATCAACCATAACCTGAGTAACATTATTTGAAGAAATAGTATAATTGTCTTTAATCGCTTGTCGTGCCATTGATTGTAATCTTGCTACAATTTGTGCAATGGAAGGATTATTAATATCAAGATATTCTTTCTTCTTATTTGGTGTGATAGTAGTTTCTGCAACAAGTCTAGATTGGTCAACATATCCTTTTTTAATTTTACTTTTATATGTAGATTCCCATTTAGATATTGGATAAGTTTTTGTTTGATAGCCAGAAGTTCCTATTCTTCCATATTTACTAACAAAATTTCCATCTCCACTATCCAACATCTGGTAATACTTGTTGTTATTTTCTCCTGGTTCTACTTTAACTAGATATAATGGATTTTGCATATATCCACCTCTCTTATAAATAACAAACTAAAATTTCAATGTCAATATCTTCAAATACATCTTCAATAATTTCCTTAACAACATCCCAATCCAACTTGTCTAGTCCACATCCTATCATCGGCATTGCAATCTTTTCAATTTCTAATGTTTCAATTGTTTCAATCATATCTTCTAATGATTCTCTTAAACTTGCATATGTAGGTTTATGATAACATTTTCTTTTAGTTACTAGATTAAATACATTATCAATTAGAATTGCACAATTATCAGGAATATAATCAACAGTATTCTTTAACTTTTTACGCATATTATACAATTCATTAAATTTTACTGCAATTCCTGCACCTAAAGCGAAATCACCTGAAATGCAATGTGCAAAATAATAACCATGTGGTACTGAAAATAAATCTCTTTGTTCTTCTCTTAAAATCATAATAACATTCTCCTTTTTATTTTATATTTTTAATTAATTATAACTAGGCTCACTCTTATCGTCTCTATAACTGATCAATCTGCACAATCTTAAATCAATATTACCATTTTCATTAATACTCTCATCCATATATTTAACACGCACAATCTTACCAACTATTTCATCTTGATTATTCCAAATATAATCTCTGACTAATCTATCATCATATTTTTCAGAATTATACTTTGTTTTATATCCACCCATAATATTAACTGAGTTTCCTTTATAATCAACAATCATTTTACCTAAAGTATTTTCAAATGCTTTACCTTTTTCACCTTTTTCAAAACCAATTACACGTAAATCTGCCTCTTTTTCGGTTTTAATTTTTAACATTTGTTGGTATGACTTCTTACCATTATATTTTACATCTAATGGTAACACCATAATACCTTCGTCATCTTGCTCCATCATTTTTTCAAACCAATAATCAATTTGAGCAATATCTTTTCCTACATAGAATGGATCAACATTACTAATTAAATTAGAATTAATTTTATCAACTAATTCTTTTGCTAAATTCTTTCTATCCCTGCAAATCATAGGGTGATAACCTTTATAAAATCCATCATCAGGAATAAAATTAAATACATTTACTTCTATCCCATGTTTAATTCCATCTTTTCTAAGAATAGAACCAGTTTTATTAAATTTTTCTGTTCTAGACATAGTATTTTCATTATCAATTGCTAATAATTCACAAGAAAATACTCCATGTGGTAAATCTGCATCTAATAAAACTTTTTCAATATCGGTTAATCCTTTATACAATTCTCCACCAGAAGACATAATTTTTACTATATTGTTACCTACTTCAATTTCTGCCCTATATCCATCTAATTTTTTATAAATACCAAACTCTTTACCTTTTAATAATTGAATATGTTTTGGTTCTGCAACTTCACCTTTCTCTAATTTATGAATATAAATAAATTCATATCCAAAAGCACTATTGATAGTTTTTTCTTTTAATCCACAACGTAAATCTTGAAGTATAATTTGAATATATAATTCTTTCATATCATCTTCTTGCTGTGATAAAAATTCTTGAATATTTGCAATTACATCATCTGAACCAGTATTATGAATAGATAAATATTCTCTTAAATCATAGAAATTATTAATAGTAATTGTTGATTTAGATTTAACTTTTTTCTCAAGTTTCTTACGTTTAATACCAGTTTTTACTTCTGTGGTATAAACAAATGTAAGAATGTCTTTCAATAATTCATTAGATTGATTATTTTTCAAGATTGATTCTTTTTCATTACGACTAGATGTACTTGCTAATTGATTCATGATATTTAATATTTGTTGCATAATATGTATCCTCCTTTTCAATTCTTAATCTTTCCTTATTATACTATTATTTTTCTTATCTGTCAAGAAAATATTTAACACTAAAATATCATCACTCAAAAAGATACGCAATCCAATATTCTCCATAATTATTTTCATTCCACATCCAAGGTAAATCTAGTTTTTTAGGTGATATTTTATTACCAGAATTAATCACTCGATATTCTTCAACATATTCACATTGTTTATTTACATTCAACCATTCTGGTAAAGATTTAATTAAAACACTTACTCCCTTTAAATTTTTTAATTCACTTAAAGACTCAATAAATTTAAATTCTGTGTTCAATTAAATCTCTCCTTTTTCAATTAAATTCCTTAGCCTTACCTTATTATATATAACATTATATTTACTATCTCTGAACCTCTGCACGAGATAAAACTCGGCAGGTTTTTAGGTATCATATAATTTCTCATATATCACGAATGATATATACACTAATTATTTTCCCTAAAACTTTCACTAACAAGAATAGTATTCTATTCATTGACATTAGCATAACGCCCGATTCAAGACGTTTTTGTTTATTAAACTCCTATACTACTTAAATTATTTAGACTTTGTAATCTTACTATTTCTGTATCATGTAATTTTATAAAGTTATCAAAATCTATTACACATAAATCATTATTTATAGTTTTTAAATCATCATTAACATTTTTAATTAAATAAGCAGAATAAAGATCTCTTTGTATTTTAATATCTTTGTCTTGATAATTAATATAATTCCATCTTTGTGATAATTTCTTTTTATTATACTGTTGATTTAGATGATTATATTGACTTGCTTTAACTTTTCTAGTATTAATCTCATAATATAATCCACCTCTTATTTTTAATTTATTTTGTAATATAGTTAAAAATTTACTAGGTGCTTTATTGGCAAGTGATTTACCAAATCGTTTCTTTTTATTATACTTACCATTTTTATTTATTGTTGTTTTTTTACTTCTTTTTTGAATCCCTTTATAATTCATTTCTTCAACATGAACTATATTACAATTATTAAGTATTTCATTTACCATAATATTATGATCTTGTTCTCTTATATCTGCTTGTTTTCTATATAATTCTTTTAACTTATTTTTGGCTTTCATATACTTTTTAGAATAATTCCATTTTAATTTAATACCTTTTTTAATAGTGCCATTATCATTAAAATTATTAGGATTGGTAGCACGTTTACTTCTATCCATATATCTTTGTATCTTCCGTTTTTTGTTTTCAATATTTTGTACATTAGGTGCTAATTCTAATAATTTAACATTATTATCAGAGCATATTGCTAATGTTTGTGTTCCTATGTCTATACCGCATATTCCATTGCCAATATGATATTTAATCTCACCAGTTTGTTTATTTATTTTAAGAGGTGGAATACCTTCTAATACTAATTGTAGTATATATTTATACTTACCACGTACAAATTTACGTTTAATTCTACAAAAACATATTTTATTACTTAAACAATTTATTTCATATTGATTATTAATATCTAACATTATTGGTATTTTTAATTTATTCCATATTAATTGATTAGTTTTAATATTATATTTAATACCTGATTTATTCCATTTCCCTTCTAAAGAATTTAAAGGATTATTTTTATTTTTAAAATGAACAGTTTTACCTTTTCCAAATAAATTATCGCTTAAAGCAGTCCATACTCTACTTGCAATTTTTTGTGCTGTAAAACTATCTATATTTGTTTTATAATGTTTATAAATTGGTATAACATCTTCATGAAGTGAATACTCATTAAGTTTAAATTCTTGTAACATATTATTTTTAATATCATAATATGGTTTACAAAGTTTCTTTAATTGTTTAGAGTTATCT